AACGGCAGAATAATTTATCCATCAGGCTATGTTTTTCAAGGAACATTAGGAGCAGCCCAATGGACAACAGATCCAGCTTGGTGTTTATATGATTTATTAACTTCTGAAAGGTACGGATGTGGGGATTTTATAAAAACGAATCAATTAGATCGTTATAGTTTTTACGCAGCTTCAGTATATTGTTCAGAAGAAGTTACTTTTAAAGACAGGTTAAATACAGGAGTTGTTGAAACAATTACAGAACCAAGATTTAGTTTGAATGTGAATATACAATCAAGGCAAGATGTTTTTAAAGTAGTAAATAGTTTATGCTCTGTTTTCAGAGCTATGCCGTTATATGTATCAGGTAGTTTAAGTCTTATACAAGATAGAGAAGGTATAACTCCCTCTTATTTATTTACATATGCAAATGTAACTAAAGATGGTTTTACATACTCAGGAAGTTCATCTAAGACAAGAGCAACTGTAGTTGTTGTTAAATATTTTGATAATGAGTTAAGAGATGCAGCATATGAGCAAGTTCTTGATACTGAAGGGATGATTAAGTACGGTGCAATTGTTAAAAATATCAATAGTTTTGGCGTAACTTCAAGGAGTCAAGCGAGAAGACTTGCAAAATGGTTATTAACAACACTTGCGACTGAAACAGACATTGTCTCATTTGTAACTACAATATCTGCTGGAGCTTTAATAACTCCAGGTCAAATTATTGAAATTCAAGATAAATTAAAATCTGGAGTTAGGAGAGGCGGTCAAATTTATGGTGTTGAAACAGTTAATGGTAATAGTCGTATTACATTAGATAGTACTGATGATTTGCCTGTATTAACTGGAAATCTAGGAGGAACATTAACTGTTATTTTGCCAGATGGTCAATTATCTGAAAGACCAATTTCTAACATAAATACAACAACAAAAAAAATAACTGTAGCGGGAAGGTTTAGAAAAAAAATAGCAGATTTAGATGGTAACGATCCGTTTTTAGAAAATACATTACAAGAAAATCCTGTTTATACAAATACTTTTGAAAATCAAGATCCTAATGTAGGTTCTTTTTGGGTTGTTGAAACTTCTGGCACTACCGCTGCAATTCAATCTCAACTTTATAAAGTAGTTTCGGTTGAAGAACAAGAAGATTTTACTTATGCAATAACTGCTGTATTACACAATGAAAGTAAATATGCAGTAGTAGAAGAAAACGAAACACTTGAGCATAGAGATGTTACTAATTTAGATTTAGTACCAACAAGTCCAACAGGTTTTGCGGTTGATAATATTACAGATCCATCTAACCCAGTAACATATCCAATTGAGCAATTATATAAAGAAAAAAATCAAGTTAAAGTAAGACTTTTAATTGCATGGAAACCAGTTATTGGAATTAATAGATATGAATTACGATATAGAAAAAATAATACAGGATGGAGAACTGTTGAATTACAAGATCCAACTTATTCAATAGATGATATTAATGTACCTAAAACTAAAAAAAATCAACCACAAATAGGTTTTGTTGAATATGACATAAGAGTTAAAAGTATAAGTGCATCTGGTAAGAAATCAAAAAACCCATTATCTCTTAATAACAAAAAAGTAAGAGGTAAAAACACATTGCCATCTAGAGTCAATACTGATTTTGCAGCATCTTTAGATCCGCATCTTGGTGTTGTTTTATCATGGACTCCAATAGAAGCAACTTTCCCTACATTTTCTGACCTTGATATAAGAGGATATAAGATTTACGAAGGTTCTTATGGTACTGGATCTTTACTAGGAGAATTTAATGCAACATCTGTAGTCGTGCCTACTTTACCAAGTAGTGGAGATACAACAAAAACTTATTCGATAAAAGCAATTGACCAAGATGGTAACGAAAGCAATTTAGCTAGAACTGCAAGTTTAGCTATAAGTATTCCTCGTAAACCCGCAACTTTTACAAGTGCATATTCAAATGATAATCTTGTTTTAAATTGGTCTGCATCAGTAGTTGATGGCAATAGATTTGCTATACAAGATTATGACATATTTCAAGGAAGTACACTTATAGCAACTACAAATTCAACAACTCTTACTATTCCAGTAACTTGGTCATCAGCACAAACATTTAAAGTAGAAGCTAGAGATATTATTGGCAAACTTAGCGGTAAAAAATCTTTAGCTGTACCTTTTGCAAAAGCTGCTGCACCTAATATTTCATATACATATGAGGGTTCAAAAATAAGGTTATCTTGGGCGAAACCAGCAGAGGGAGCTACTAAAATAAAAGATTATATTATTAGAACAAGTGCTACAAACAATACAAACTTTAATGCTGCATCTAACTTAGATGTAATTAATTCTGAGAGTTATTTATTTGAAGTTGACCATGCAATTTTAAATACATCTACTGCAAGAAGGTTTTTTGTAGCAGCAAGAGATATTAATAATACTGTTGGGAATGTGGGTCGTACTGGTGCAGATTCTGATTATCCAGATGTAACCGTTACTGCACCACCAGCACCAGATAATCTTACAGCTACAGTAGTTGGAGTTAGTGCTTTTGTAGATTGGGACGAAGTACCAAAAGCAGAAGTTAATGGCAAAGTAAACGGATTACCAATAGCTTTTTACAAAATATATCGTGCAAATGAAAATGCAAACGAATCAAATATGGGAGCAGCTAAATTTCAACAAAATGGTACATCTGTAACTGAGGAGGTAGTTTGGTCACAAGTCAAACAAAAATATTTTGTTCGTGCTGTTGATATTAATGGTAATGAAGGATCAGTAGAGGATGTATTATTTGAAGTAACAGCACCATCTCAAGTTACAAGTTTTAATGATGAAGTTATTGACAATAATGTTTTATTACGTTGGTCAGAAAGTGCTGTAGGTGTAGGGCAACTTCCAATAGCCTTTTATAATATCTATAAAATTGCAAGTGGCTTAACTACTTTAGTTGGACAAAAACTCGGAACTTTCACAACAGTTTTTGAACAAGTTGGTGGTACTTTTGAATATAAAATTTTTCCTGTCAATACTGCTGGTCATTTAGGTGCATCAAGATCAGTAATAGCTGAAGTAGATGAGCCGCCTGATTTTATTTTAAAACAAGATCATCTTAGTGATTTTAGCGGTACAAAAACTAATGGCTTTTTAGAGGGTGGTGGAATATTTTATTGTGTTGATGTTAATCGAACATGGAAACAACATTTTGATCCAAATAATAATGATACGTCTAGGACTTTTGGAGTATATGGTGGCTCAACTCCTTACGCTTTACCTACTTTAAACTCAGGATTATACAGAGAAACAATAGACACAGGAGCTACTATTGCAAAAACCAAAATAGAAGCGACAGTTGGATTTGAAGATAGTTTTACTGTTGGAGATGGATTGTCAGTTAATACAGAAATTGAAACCGCACCAGATAACGGAAGTGGTTCGGCTGGTTCATTTACTACTTTTGGTCAAAACAGAAATAAAGTTATAGCAACACAATTTAGATTTATAAGGGTTACTCATAGGTTAAGTGGTGTTAACAATGATGATCTAGTGAAAGTAAATAATATAAGAACAAAAACATTTTTAAAACAATTTACAGATCAAGGAAATACAAGCGTTACATTAAGTGATGTTAGCGGTGGTAAGTTAGTGCAATTTAACAAAACATTTATTGATGTAGACTCAATAACTTTACAAATAAGAGGATCAGGTTCTGCTGCTAAATATGCAATTTATGATTTTGAAGATACTGCAAATCCTCAAGATGGATTTAGAATATATTTATTTGATAATAATGGTAATGCTGTTCCCAATAGTGGTGCTACTTCTGCCGTTACTGTAGACTTTACCGTAAGAGGAGTTTAAATGTCTAATTTCAATTTACCAGCTTTAACAAGCACATACACGAATTTTATAACTGAACTAAAAAATAGAGATAATACAATTTCTTCTTTATTTTCAGATGGAACTACTCATACTGGTGCATATCCTGTAAGGGCTGTCAGGTGGAATACTGCTGGTTATTTTCAAAGACGTAATAATAATAATAATGGTTGGGAAAGATTAGAGGGTAATAGCGGAACTCATAAGTTTGTAAATTTACAAACAGGATCTCTAACAACTACAAGTAATGTTTCTATCACAGGAAATAATACGGTATCTGGTCAACTTCAAGCAGCAAGGGTTAACGTAACAGGTTCTACAAAACCAGCAAATGGTATGTACTTAGGTGCTGCAAATGAACTTAGATTTACAACTAATAGTGGAGATAGATTTACGATTGAGTCAAATGGTCAGGTCGGGATAGGTACTGTAAATCCAGCTTATACCCTCGATATCATTGGTAATTTTAGGATGAACAATGGTGGTTCTGATACAAGAATGGAACTTGGTACTGGAGGTACAGGTAATAGAAACGCTTATATTGATTTAGTTGGAGATACAACATATGCAGATTATGGTTTAAGACTAATGCGAATGAATGGCGGTGCAAATACGAGCAGCCTAATATCTCATCATGGAACTGGGAATTTTATAATTGAAGCTGTTGAAGCAGCAGATATGTATTTTCAAACTACTAACTTAACTAGAATGATTATTGATTCTGGAGGTTCTGTATGTATTGGAGATGATGCAAGTCCTGACGATAGATTACATATTAAGCACCTAACAAATAGTGCTGTATATATGAGAGTTCAAAATAATGATGGCTATGCAAGATTTGGTACTGACGCAAATGATTCATTTATAGATGCTGATGTCCAAAGGTATAGAACTAGAGATGGTTCAACCGATCTTATGAGGTTAAACACAACAGGTTTAGGAATCGGTGCTACATCTTTTTCTCATAAATTACACGTTGCTGGTACTGCAAGAATCACTTCTACATTGCAAGTTGATGGTCAAATTACTGGTAATGTCACAGGAACGGCTACTAATGCTAATAATATTGATATTGATGAAAAGAATGATAATACTTCCTATCAAATAACTTTTTCAACAAAAAATAATACAGGCTACAACAGGCAATATATTGATACTGATAATGCACATTTAAATTACAATCCATCTACCAAGACATTATCTGGATTGCATATAAGTTGTGAAAATTTAACAGCTTCTGGAACTATATCTGTAACAGCTAGTGATTCATCTAAATTAGGAGGAAAATCTCTTAGTTCGTCAGGTGATAGATGGAATGTCATACCTTTTGTTAATTCATCAGGTGTATTAGAGATTGGTGAATATATTGATTTTCATGGTAGCGATGGATCTACGGCTGATCATGAAAATAGAATGAGAAGTTTAGGAAGTACAGGTTTTAGTTTTGATGCTAACCTTGTTCCTGATGGCACTAGGAATTTAGGCTCGTCATCAGCTAGATGGAATAATTTGTATGTTAATGACTTGCAATTATCAAATAAAGGGCAATCAAATGATGTTGATGGAACATGGGGTGATTACACAAT